TAATTAAGTCTGTTTGCTTACTCATTAGGTTTGCTCCAAAACGCTCACAATCACATCACAACTTGATGCTGTGTCACTTGTTACGATTACAGTGTCAGTAGTCTCTAAGATGATCTTACCGTCTAAGACTGAGAGAGCCGCACCTGCTGGTAGTGGTACACCTTTGACGATGTAAACACCTGCCGCCTGTACATCTACTTTGATCTGAGATGTTGTTCTGTTAGCTAAGTTACAACCGATCATCACTGATGTAGTTGCACTTGGTACTGTATATGTAGTTGTTGCACCCGTACCAACCGATGCGCTTGTATAATTTTTGAATGTATTTGCCATTGTTTATTATCCTAGAGCTATTGAAAGAGCAAGAGCATTAGATTCTGCTGTAGCTAAGAGAGTAGCTTTACTATCTCCACCTAGTGTTGCAGCGTCTACGTTTAAGTTATTTACAAAGGTTTGGGTTACTCTTGCATCGATTGCTGTATTAGCCCTTGCGTCAGTATAATACAGATTAGTGTTTTCTGTCAAGTCAGAAGTTGTTTTATTTCCAAATGCAGTATTAAATCTAGCATCAGTATAATAAAGGTTAGTACCCTCAGATAAGTTAGTGGTACTTTTAGTTGCAAGCCTTGTGTCAAAGTCTGTATTTGAACGAGCACTTGTATAGTACAGATTTGTACCTTCAGCTAAGTCTGCAGTATCGTGGTTGCTTAGAGATGAGACAGTACCTGTAACATCACCAGTTATATCACCTATAAAGTTAGTTGATGCTGTAACTGTAGTACCTGTAATAGCCGCAGGTGTTGATCCACCTATGACTGCATTGTTTATTGTACCACCTACTACTGTTGCAGTATTTACTGCTGGAGATGTAAGTGTTTTATTTGTTAGTGTCTGTGTACCTGTAAGTGTAGCTACAGTTGAGTCTATGTTTACTGTAACGTCACCTATTGTGCCACCACCAGTAAGACCTGTACCTGCAACTACCGATGTAATGTCACCGATGGGTACAGTAGCTATCTGTGTATCTACATAAGCTTTAACCGACTGCTGTGTAGGTACAAGTGTATCTGAGTTAGATGTCATATCATCTTCATCAGCAAAAGCTGTTACACTTATAGTACCATCAGATAATGTACCAAAGTCTAAGGTATTTACAGTGACAGCATTGATTGTGCCACCTTCAACTTTATCACCTGATATTTGATTGTCTGCTAGTGTTAGTGTACCTGCAGATACGTTAAGTGTTTTACCTGAGCCTACTGTAATGTCTGATGTAGCGATAGTAGCACCGTCTATAGTACCACCATTTATGTCTGCTGTATCAGCTACTAAGCTATCTATATTAGCTGTACCATCAAGGTAAAGGTTACGCCACTCTTTAGTTGCTGAACCTAAGTCATATGTACCATCTATATTAGGTATAACATGAGAGTCTACTTCAGCACCTAGTGTGATACTATCAGTATCTGCATCACCTAATGTAATGTCTCCACCTAGTGTGATGTTACCATCTACAGATAAGTTACCTGAGAAGTAACCATCTTTAAACTTAATAGAGTTAGTACCTAAGTCAATATCATTATTAGTTACAGGAACTATTACACCATCTTGAAAGCGTAACTGCTCAACTGAACTAGAGCCTACATCAACAAAGACTCCTACTCTATTATCCGTATCGTTTACTACAACCTTGTTTAAGGGAGTAGTAACACCAGGGTCACCAATCAATCCAATGACAGGGCCTTCTGCCGCTGTACCGTCATGCTTGTGACCAGTAGTGTTTACAAACGCCGCTAGTAACTGGTTATATTCGTCATTAGAGTCTGACGCATTGATAATATCACCATCGGTGTATGTAGACTGTCTTGTATAACCTGCCATTTAATCTTTCTCCTATCGACGTGCCGAAGCGTCAAATTCTAGCTGAAACCCTTTTAGTGAGTAAGGTTCTGAAACTCCATTATCAACAACCCTTAATGCTACAGCAAACCCACTACCTTCTACTGCTTGCCTTACAAGTGGTTGTGATTGACCACCGTATGTAGCTGTACCATAAGCAGATGCACCGTATATAGCAACGACCTTAGTACTGTCAAAGGGGTACGCTGCAGGTCTTGGTATGTTAGGATCTTCATAGTCATAACGTAAAAACAAATCTGCGTTTATTGTACCTTTAGGTGCGTAGTTGATTATCACACGTTGGAAGTTTTTCCTTATACCAGCATCACCCATAGTTAAGTCTGGTGATCTGTAACGACCTATGATAGTCTCTCCATCAAAAGTACTACCTTGTTCTTGCCTGTATACATAACCGTCAAAGCCACCATGTAATACAAAGATAGAACCCTGTTCGTTTAAAGAATCAGTACAGGAGGGTTGTATACCTAGTATCTCACTGTATGTGTAACCCTCTGCTCCTCTGTAGGCTATAACACCTTTAGTTGCGGCTCTTGATCTAGCACTATTGTTTACAAAGAATATTCTGTACTGTGTTTTATCTGGTACTACTACCGCTTCAAACTCATCTACATCTGTATAGACTGAGAATAACTCATGTACAGGAGCAGATATAGTACCTAGTTCAACGTCACCAATCTTCTCTGTACCAGCAACAGTACGTAATCCATCACGGCTTAAGAAAATTATGTCACCAGCAAATTCTTTTATTGTTGATCCATTGATGCAACCAACGTTACGAGATACAGGCTGTAGCTGAAAGTCCGCTATAGTATTACCAACAAGTCTAAAGATACGTTCTTCACAGAAGATAATTAATGTATCACGGAAAGGAAAGATACCAGTTATAGTATCATCTACTCGTATAGAACCTGCACCATTAGCTACACTAAAGTCACTATCTGTGTATGGAGCAGTAAATACCATTTCTTGTGGTGTAGCTGACATACCTGCAAAGAACATAGTATTCTTAAACGATGTAACATACTTAGGGTTAGCAGGTGCTCCTGTACCACTAATATCTGTTACTGTAGTACCGTCATACTTTGTTGCGTTGTTAGCACCATCTGCCCATATAATATGAGGAGTGTTATTAAAGTTATACCTAAAGAAAGTGTATTTGTTTGCGTTAGTTCTACCAGTATCTATTTGTGTCCAAGCACCACTACCACTTGCTGCTTCATATATTTTCTCACCTCTTGCAGCTATAACTTTATCATTACCTGCGAAGTAAGCTGACATGAGAACTGGCTCAGTAGAAGATGTTGTTTGAGGGACTACATTAGTATTCCACTTGTCATAACCGTTAATACGCCTATAACCACCTGTAATATCAGCTTCAAAGTTTTGTAACTCTAAGGCCATTCCAGCTTCCATAGTAAAAGTAGAACGGTCTAATACTAGACCACCTTTACACGGAAATACAAACGGATTAATTCCTGATTGATCTGCCATTATTTAACCTAGTATATTACTGTTGAATAGATATAGTCTGTTCTATTACCAAGTAAGCTTCTCATGTTTTTAATACCATCTTCAAATCTTTGAAAGTTTAACTGGTGTTGTTGTGTTTCACCACGGTATTGATAGCCATATGCAGTTGCACCATCTACAATAACAGACCTGTACTGCTCAGGTATTAAAGGGACATCGCCACCTTCAGATAATGTAGTACCATAACCATAATATTCATAACGTAGTGAATAAGCTTTATTAGGATATGGGTATAGACCGTAGTTATTATCAGGTGTTCTAAATACATAACGAGGTACTGAACCTGCATCGCTAGTATCTTCTTGGTCTATATATTTATTTAGGTAGTCTTTGTAATCTAATAGTATTAGTTTACCTCCAGCTGCACCTAAGTTATCATCTTTAACCAAACGAAATGTATCGTAGTCAACATGCTTAGAAGTTGAAGGGGGTGTATATCTTGTAGTACCAGCAACTAATGTATCTGTTTGTGTAGCGTGGTTATAAGGCCAACTAAACTCACTGGTATTAATATAGTCTATTGCATCATTGACTGCATTCTTACATTGAATCTGAAAACCTCTAGCTGTAGCAAAACCACCAACAGACAAAGGCACTTCGTTAAAACGTGCTATAACTTCATTTGTTATGTCTAAGTATGTGTATGGCATTAGTAGCGACTTTCAGATTAAATGTACATAAAGGGGCTAGTATAAAACCAGCCCCAATATTAAGTTTTATTACGCAGCGTTGTAGTGCGCTGTGACTAATGCTTCTGGGCGAAGAATCTTGCGTCCGTAAAGATGCATACCGCGAACGATGTCAGCGAATGAATCTGGGTCACGATAATTCTCGACCTTGTTGATCTGCTCAGCAGAAGCAACAGCATCGTCTTGACCAGCTACGATAACACCAAAGTTTACGTCTTGTGCTAATGCACCAGAAGTTCCAGCACCTGTACCCTTAGCAGGTAAAGAGTTGGATTGGTAAATACGGAAGCCGTGTAGGTTGTTTAAGACCAAGCCATTTTGTAGACCTGCTCCACCGAAGTCAGCATTCAACATACGTGAATCTTCGTCTTTGAGCATCTCAATAAATACCGGGTCTAATACCAGCCATCTACCTCTTGAGTCAACATTTGCTTGATCCATCTGACGTGCCATACGAGCAACCACTGTCAAAGGTGAAACAGTCGCTGTAGACAACGCTGTTGCGCCTGGAAGACGTGGAGCCAATGGGATTGAATCGCCACTAGCATATGCTGTTGAAGCAGAGTCAGCAGAACCCAATGAACCGAAGTCCGTTGCGTCCAAATGGTTAGCAGTTAAAAACTCACCTGTTAGGTTTCCAGCTGTGTCGTGCTGTGCATCACCTGATGTTGCGGTAATGTAAGCACCTGCAGTTGTGTGACCTGACATGTATGATAGAATGTCTGCGTCCATTGAGTCAGCCATTTTAAATGCTGCACGGTCAGCAGCTAGGCTAACGTAGTCAACATTTGAGAATTGGTCCTCGATGTCATCCATCTTGAACGCAAAGTAGTTAGCTTTGTCAATAGTCAAAGAGAAGTCTTCATCATTCAACTTTTCAACAGAGATAGCTGTGTGACGCTCAAGAGCGTTTACAGTCACATCTGGTTCTTTTTGAATGCGAACAACGTCGCCTTGGTTTGCAATCTCACCAAAGTAAGAGTTATTAGTGATTGCGTTAGCTACAGCTGCACGACGAAGTGCGATCTGTGCTTGTTTTGAGTAGATAATCGGGGAAAAGTTTCCGTTAAATCCACCACTTGCGGAAGTAATAGCCATAGTTAATTCTCCTTATAGATATGGCGTGACATTTTACGCTTCATACCAACTAAAGAGGCTCTTCTTAATAGGGTAGTCAGCTTTGCTCTGGGGACTGCCATCCTTTGAGCGCTGGGCCTTTAGTCTTGAGGTAGTTCTTTTTTGTGGCTAGAGCTTAGTTATAAGCATGTACAGGTAGTTGATACCTAACACTGTACATGCCCCTAGTTGTATTCATCTTTAAGCAGATGTCAACTATTTCTTTGATAAATCGTAAATAAATTTACCTTTACGTTGAGCGTCCATTATTTCTTCTTGACGCTTCTCATATTCTTTGATGCTCATCTTAGCAATCTGTGACTCACGTAAGTAAGTTGAGCTATCGTCTGACTCTGGTGCAGCTGAGCGTTTACTCTTTACAGAACTTGCTGCGCCCTTATCAGATGTATTAGCTTTCTTTGTAACAATACCTTTATCAGATTTGTACAAGTCAATAACACGGGATACAGACTTAGCATCGTCTACATTCTCATAGAGAGCATCTTGTACCCACTTAGGTTGATTGTCTGCCCATGTATGGAAAGCATCATCTTCTCTGATAGATACAAAGTCAGGATGCATATGTATTAACTCAGCTTCAGCTTTCTCTCGCTTAGCACTAGAGCGTAACTCTTCTATTTCAGCAAGACGTGCATCCAAAGTAGAAGACTTCTTATCTGCTTCTTTTGCTGCAATAGCTTCTACAATACCTGCAACATCTGGGAATTTCTTAGCCCATGCTTCAATCTCTTCTTCTGACTTAGGAAGTACAAGCTCATTCTTTGTTGCTGCATCTAATTGTTTCTCTAGCTTATCTAGCTTAGCAGTAAAGTCTTTCTCTTTATCCTGCATGTGTCGGCGTAAATCACCATACCGCTTCTTAAAGTTTTTCTCTTCACTACTTAACTCGGTATCATCTTCTTGTGCTTCACCTTGGGGTTCTTCTTCTTGTTCGGTACTACTCTCTGTCTGAACTTTGGGTTCGACAGGATCTTCGCTACTGGGTTGCGCCTCAACAGCTTCTTCTGTTTCATCTGTCTCGCCACGTGCTTGCTTTAGCAGTGCCTCTAGTTCTTCTTGATCACGCTTAACACGTGCGTCATTTCTTTGATGTGAAGCCGATGTAGTTTTAATCGGCGTAGTTTCTTGTGGCTCTTGTATCATGTTGTACTCCTTATGATGGGGCCAGCCTAAGCTGGGTAGCCTTATTGTTATATGAAGTTTTTGTAGTTACTTCTTCTTCTTTTTGGTTTTCTTCTTGGAGGCTAAACCGCCTTCTTTAAAACCTGTTACAGGTCTGCCTCTAGCAATATCTGACATTTTCTGGGATGCTTTTCTACCTTCTGATCTAATTTTACTTATCTCAGAAGCTGAAGCACCTCTTCTTTTTGCCTTAGCAGCAACAGTGTTAGTTGCAATCATAGATGACTTATACTGATCTCTGCCTCGTTGAGCAGCTGCCTCTGCCTCTTGTGCTCGTTTAGCCTCGGCGGCTTGAGCAGCACTAATTGCTGCAGCCTCTTCTTCTGCTTTACGTTTATCTCTAAGATCTCTGAATTGTTGAGATGTAATTGGGTCTCCGTATGGGTTATCATACAGAAGAGATGTAGTTATATTATTAGGATCTGTTTCATCTACTATAGGTTTTGATACAAAAGCCTTCTTACTTTCTGGGACTATTGGCTCTGGTACGTATACTTCTGGTTCTTTAACCTTCTCTAGAGCTTCTCCATATGTAAGCGTTGGAGTGAAGTCTTTACCTTCTTGATCTGCAAAAGACTCGCTGGCTCCAAAGCTTCCTGTTTTTAAGAACTCTAAGAAATCTCCGTCATTAGCTGAGCCAGGTTTAGATGCAAACTCACTACCTTCTTCTAGAGATATGTCAGCTATTTTTACAAATACATCTCTGTCTGCTGGATCTCCGTAACCAAGTTCAGTTGCTATAATAGTATCTTGACCTAAGTTATTATCTTCACCTTCCCCTGTATATCTTCTACCTAAGACAGGTGTACCATCACGACCT